AAAAATATATATTTTCATACTAAAATATTCTAGGTCTGATAAATTTATCTAAAAAGTTCAGATATGAGCGAGGATACGCGCATTAGCGTAGAGGAGTATCTAAGCGGCGAGAAAGTGAGGCCATTGACCGACAAGGTAGTAGTCAAAAACGCCCGAATCAAAGACATAGAAATCAAAGCGACGCTGGAACTCACCGACATGTTTTTGCAAGATATTATAGACAAAGAAATAAAAGCATCTAGAAAAAGTCTAAAACTAGGCGAAGACCTAAATTTGAGCTATATCTACTCTATGTTACATAAAAATGGAGTGTACCGCGTAAATTTAGCCGCTCCGACTGCAGATACCAAAGTAGACGAGGATAGCTTTGTCAAAATAAGCTTTAACCTATCGTATACAAAGGCAGAACTATGACGATGCTTCCCGGACACAAAAGCAAATTTGATAAGAAATTTGACGAGTTTTTTGATGTCAGGCTTAATGAGCTCGACCTTGGCTCAATAAACATCTTGGCTACTTCTTGTCCGACGCCTCTTTTACCTATCTTAGCCGATAGCTTTGATGTGGATATAGACGGACTTGGCGAAGATTCAGCTAGAAAACTCATTAAAAATGCTTTTGAGATACATTATTACTCGGGCACCTTTTATAGCCTAAATAAAGCATTACGCTCGTTTTACACTGATATTAGGATTCTTGAGTGGTTTAGCTACGGCGGCGAGCCTTATCATTTTAGGGTTGAAATAGATCTCAAAGATGATAGTACTGATGAGACGAGATACAAAAAGCTCGATACCGTCGTGCAACGCTATAAAAACGTCCGCAGCGTTTTTAAAGGATTTAACCTAATTAGGAACGCAAGAAGCGAAGTTTATCTTGGGGCAAATGCCGCAGATATGGAAAAAATGGAGATTTTCCCGGTCCAATCGCCGGGAATGGCGTCAAGCGCGCCGGTTAATACGAGCGCGGCTTATGCTCAAAGCGAGCAAATTAACATTTATCCATATAAAGTTAGAGATATTAGCTTAAATTTAGAGCGTTTCGGCGCTGTAATTTGCGAATTTATTGAGGACGTAAATTTGCCGCCGATGCAAAGCAAGAGCCTAAGCACGCAATCAACCGTCGCAAGATTTAGCGGCGGCGCGGTAACGATAGACGAGACAATCAAAATTTAAACAAAGGAGAAAAAGTGTCATACGCAACAATAATCACGAAACTAGGCAAAGCGGCGATCTCAAAGGCTATCGCCGATAGAGAGCAAATCAGCCTCACGAAAATGGGCGTAGGCCAAAGCAAAGATGTCATAAGCGACGAGTGGGAGACATTGCCCGAGGAGGCGCAAAAATTTAGCATTAGCGATATTAGAGTCAAAGAGGATGATGCAAATATAGTCATAGTTCAGGGCATACTTGAGGCTAGCGTGGGCGGTTTTGTTATCAGGCAGGTAGGCATTTACGGAGCGGACGATAAGCTTTTTGCCGTCGCAAACGTACCTGAGACGATCAAACCGCGTTTAAGCGAGGGCGCGGCGAAAGACCTAACGATAAACTTTTATATTGCCCTAAGCGATACCGGCGTTATAAATTTGACCGTCGAGGAGAGTTCGAAATTTGCGTCTCACCAATACGTAGATACTAAATTTGACGCCGCTTTGGTGGAGACTAAGGCAAACGAGCTTTATGCGCCAAAGACGCACAATCACGATGAGGTTTATCTAAAAATAGAGGATTTTGAAAAATACAAAAATCAAAAAAGCGCCGAAGAAGGCGAATTTCTGAATAAGTTTATCAAAGATCCGACGAACGAAAAATGGACGCGCAAATTTTTCTATACCGCCGATAAAACCGACTACCCTATTATGGGTGGACTCGTTTTGATAAACGACAAATACGCCATAATGAAGGCACAATCAAGCAAACAGACGCTTAGCCCAGTCTTTACTGATTTTACGCCGTATTTCGGCGCTTACGAACCTATGGCGAAGATAAATACAACTAATAGCTCGCAAGGGGAGTTTAAGTATCTTTTTTGCATAGGAGACGAGCATTATTTTGGGCGTAAAATGGATACGTCGTTTGATCAGGATATATATGTATATAACTCAGCGAATGGCGAATGGAAAATAGCTGGAGGTACGATACTGAGTAATGACGCATATACGAGCTATATTGCCCCGAAATACCCTCTATGGCGTAGCCGTAGCTACAGTGGGAAAATTTATACGACCGACAACCAAGAGGTTTTAGATTTTGGCTCATATAGCCATCCTTGCTTCGTTATAGACGATTACGTCATCAGAACCAAGATAAATAACGAGAATCCGCAAAAAGTCTTTAAAATAAGCAAAAGCGGGAAAAAATTAGTATCGCAAGAGGTTGCGCTTTCAGACACGCCCTTTGACGGATTTGATATTTATGGATCCGATCTTATAGGTTTTTATATTGTCGCAGAGTGTGGCGAATATTTTAGAAACGGAGATGATTTTTACTATATCAGGTATTTTCGTACCTCGTCTACGAATTTTAAAGACAGATTTAAGATATATAAAAATAAAGAGCTTTTATCTTGCCCTATCCCGCCTATAGCCGAACTTGGCGAAGAGATACTGATCCTAAGAAGCACTAGGTATTTAGCTCGAAGGACAAGTAGGGGATGGAATTTTATGAATAATAATATTTCTTCAAATAAACCGCAAAACGTTTATACAGATCTTTTTGACCTAGTAAACGGTCAAAATCCGGTTAGATTACCCGTGCATGTTCTTTGTGCGCAAGAGAGTGCCAAAGGCCTCAAAATAGCGTTTCTACCTAATGCTTCAGATGCCGATAAGGGATATTTTTATGAAACAATCATCCCTTACGAAGAGCTAAAGGGGTTAAAATGAAACCAACACTCAAACAATGGCTAACGGTAGCTAGAAACTTTGCAATAGAGCTTCCGCTTGAGATACTCGCCTTTTTCGTAGTGCCGATCGCGCTACTCTTTATAAAAGAAAGTGACGACCATCTACCGCGCTGCTTTCGATGGTTTGAGGATGCGGACGATTTTTACGACGGGCAAAGCGCGGCCATAAACGGTGACGGCGGATGGAGACGGGAGCATTTCCCGCCGCCTAAAAACCGCTCTTATTTCGCCCGTCTTTGCTGGCTACTGCGTAATAGAATAGGCTATTTTAGCGTCAAATATTTAGGCGTCAAAGTCTTAGATGTGCAGCCTGCTAGCGTCGTTACCCAAGGCGACGTGCTTATCACGCAAAACAAAGGACGCAAGAGCGGCTTTTGCAAGGTAGAGTGCCGTCTTAAAGACGGACGGGAGCGTTTTGGCTACTACCGCGAGATAAGATATAAAGGCTTTTTAAGCGGCTTTTATTGCCGCATTTACGTCGGATGGAAACTCATGGATATAGCCGGCGCAAATCCCGAAAATTGGCATGAATTTATCGAGAGCGAGGATAAAAAGGTGCTTAAAACGGTATGGGCGTTTCATCCGATGAAAAGGGTCAAGAAATGAAAACATCAACTAAGACTTTTATGATTATTGCGGCGGCTATATTGATCGCGGTCGCAATGATAAATTTAATCAAATAAAGGAGCAAAAATGAAGCTGATAGTCGATAGGATTAAAGAGATTTATGACGGCACGATAGGCAGATTTTGCCTAGTTTCGCAAGATAGGCGCGTGCTGCTAGAGGGCTTTACGCTCGAGCCCGCGGGCCCGGATACCGTAGAGCGCGGCCGCGATAAGCGGATACCGGCCGGAGTTTACCAAACGACGTGGCATGAAAGCGACAAATTTCAAAGGCTTTTGCCATTGCTTTTTAACGAAAAAGTGTCGAAAGATAGATGCATACTCATCCATAGCGGCAACGTCCCAAAAGATACGCAGGGGTGCATCTTGCTTGGAAACAAGGCGGACGAATACGGGGTTAGCGACAGCAAAAGAGCGCTGGAAGAGTTCATAAGGCTGACGTTCAAAAAAGAATTTCAAGTAGAAATCATCAACAAATTTTAAAAGGAGATAGTATGGCAGCAAAGTTCGGAGTAAACGTAACCATTTCAGCCGAGGCCGCAAGGCCTATCAGCGTAGAAAGCACGACGCCCATAGGGATTGCGGGATATGAGGAGGTCCTAGATAACGGCCTACATTTTTTCATGACGACGACAAAGGCGCTTGAAGCGTTAGAGGCAAAATACAAGGCGAAAAAGGACGCGAGCCAAGCTTTTAAAAAGGGCTCGATTTATAGGGCCCTAAAAGGCATCGAAGATCAGGCGGTAAATACGCAAATAATATTGAGCGTATTCACCAAAGACGACGATAGCGACACGAATGATGAGATAACCGAGTGCAAAAAGGCCGTATCAGAGCTAACCAAAGCAAAATCTCGCTTCGGATATAACCCTAATCTAATCATAGCTCCCGAATATAGCCACGAGGATGCCGTAAAAGGCGAGATAGAAAAAGTAGCCACTAGGCTAAAAGCGACCGGCATCGTAGATTTAAAAGCCCAGGACGCGGCCGCGGCGATAGTAAAGATGGGAGACTTCGGCACTAGAAGACTGGTCGCTGCATATCCTAACGTCAAAGTTTGGGATGACGAAACGAACGCTTACGTCTATGAGGGGCAAAGCGCTAGAATAGCGGGGATGATAGCTCATACGGACGGCGCAAGCGAGTTTGGATATAGCGACAGCTACTCAAACAGAGTGATGATAGGAGTTTCAGGCACGGAAATAGACGTAGATTTCGAGCTTGGCGAGACGTGCACGGCCGATGAGTTAAGGGCGGCTAAAATTTCGACCGTCATTAGAGAAAGCGGCTTTAGGGCTTGGGGCGGAGAGACTAGCGATCAGGATACTATATGGAAGGATTTAGCGCGCGTTAGAGTATTTGACCGTATTTCGCAGGCTTGCCAAAAAGGCGTGCTGTTTGCTATCGACAAAAAGGCCGACCAGCTCTATCACGCCAAAAGAAGCGTTAGCGAGCTGCTTAGGGGGCTTGTAGGAGCAAAGGTATTGCTCGGATACGAGCTATCTTGGAGCGAGAAAAATACGCTAGCAAACATTACGGACGGCAAATTTTATCTAGATGTCAGAATGCAAAACACACCTATCGTAAAACAGCTAACGCTTGATTTTATCTATGTCGATAAATACGGCGAAACGCTGATGAACGATTTAAATAAATAGGCGCCTTAAGAAAAAGGTTTTTGGAGCAAATCAGGAGCACCCAGCTTGCGGGGACTTTAGTATTTGCTCCTTTAGCCAAGCTTTGCTTGGCGTTCAAAGGAGATAAAAAATGGTAAAAAGACAGATACCTCAGGTTGTTCAGGAGGCCAATGTTTTTATAAACGGCCAAGGATATTTAGGCGTCGTTAAATCTCTAACTATCCCAAAGATAGAACAAGAGATGATCGAAGTCAAAGGCGCGCTTGGCGGCAATTTCGCAAGCGGGACGATAAAACCCGTAGAAATGGAGTTTAAGCTAAGCGTACTCGATAAAAACACCTATCTTGGATACGGGTTAAATACTTGGAATAACAGAATTCCTTTTTTATTTAAAGCTAGCGTATTTCAAGCGGGCAAAGGTGCTCCAGAGCCTTTTTCTATGGCCGTAACCGGCGACATTACCGAGATAGACCCGGGAAGCTTTGAAAGCGGAAAAGAGATGGAAGTGAGCGTCAAACTAGCCGTACATTTTTTAGATATAAATATAGGCAAAATCCCCGTGGCGCTATTTGACGTAGAAAACATGATATGCCTGATAGGTGGGGTGGATTATTTGGCGCAAGTGCGTTCAAATTTGGGCGAATAATAAATATTTTCTATCGGCGACGAGAGCTGCGCCGATAGATTAAACGGCTTTTAAAGGCCTTTAAATTTTAAGTCAAAGGAATAAAAATGAGCAAGAAAAATGAAATCATCGAACAAGACGGTATCAAATACACCGTCATTACGCTATCAGGCGGTAACGAAGTTAAAATCAGGCATCCAAAGGGCAAAGATCTTCGCTTTGCTATGAGCGGCGCAAAAGGCAGCGAGGCCGATTTGACTTTTAGGCTAGCTAGCAACCTTACTTGTATGAGCGAAGCCGAGCTTGAGGAGCTAGAAGCTAAAGACTGTTCGCTTATTCTTAGCGCGGTGGCGGGTTTTTTGTCCTAGGCCATACCTTTGAGGGCGTAGCGATAATAGGTCATACGCTTCATTTTTCGTTTGATGAAATTATGGAGTTTAGCATAGACGAATACGTAAAATTTTTAGGGATCGCAGAGGAGATATTAAAGAGTAAATTTTAGCGGTTTGCTTTTATGAAACCGCTTTTTGAGCCTCTTTTAAAGTCATTCCTGTTTTATTTTTTATAAAAGCTGAATAAATTAAAAATCCTGCCATTGCTGTTCTAGCAAGGCGCAAACGGTGTGTTCGACTGCCGGATCGGGAGCGGCCTCTACGGCCAGGTAATCATTGAATGAGGCAAGGATGAGTCCCATTAAGGCATGCTGCTCTTGGCGCGAGAAGCCACCAGTTTTGTAGGCGTGGATGAACTCGGGCAGGCGATCCGGGTTGGCATTTTCCAATTCCCAGTCTTGCATGTTG